CGGCTCTGGATTCTCCGGTGGGATAACATCCGGCTTTCCGGAGTTTCCTGTGCAGTTCGTTGTACTTCATTGTTCTCTCGTCTGATTACACTGCAAAGTTAATGCTAAATTTTGATTTAGCAAAACAATTTGGCAGAAAAATTAAAAATATTTTTAAAACAGTCTTCGTTGGGCGATGTGCTGACAGAATCGGTTAACGGCAGCCTTGTAGTAGACTGGATCAATCTCGATGCCTGTAAAATCAAAACCGAGGTCCCATGCGGCGATCATGCTGCTTCCGGATCCGAGGTGGGTGTCGAGGATCCTGTCACCGGGCTGTGCATAGTTGCTGAGCAGCCATGCATAGAGGGCGACAGGTTTCTGTGTTGGATGAATCCGTTTTTCGTTGAGCTTCTTGTTTCCCTGCATGATCCATCCTTGGGACATGGACTTTCCCTGCATCATGCCGTTCCACATGTAGCGGAAGATCCTGACTGACGAGAACAGGTCAGTTGCGGCCAGTTCGCAATCGGAGAAGGTGGATGACTGGTTGCATTTGTCCCATACGATACGCCCGGGCGCGAACTGGTGGCTGTAGTAGTTACAACCCCAGACGATGTAGTGTCTGGCAACTCTTTCGAGTTCCTTGAAATATTCGCTTCCGGGAACCGCCCATTTACGGGACTTGGGGTAAAACCGTCGGGAAACGCCCACGGTGCTGACCTCGGATCCGTAAAAACTCCTGCGTTCCGGACCAGAGTAATAGGGCGGGTCAACGATAGCGAGGTCGAAGGAGTTGTCAGGGAACGCCCGGAGGACATTGAGACAGTCATCGTTGATGATGGAGATGTTTCCGAATTGGTCCATTTTTAATCTCTGGTTATTCCCAGTCAAACAGGGAGGGTTCTCTGTAATTGAAATCCTTCTGCAGATGCTTTAGACGTCTGATGAACTTCTTAACCTTCTTAGGGTTGAAGTCCTCGTCTCCAGTGCCTTCTTCCAGTACGATGCGTGATTCGCAGTCATCGATGACGCCTTGCAGCGTTTTCCAGACAGCTTCTTTCTCCGACTTGAATGATTCACGGTTCTTAGAGTGAAAGCAGCCGAATGAGCCTCCCCATGTGGTGACAAAGTAGTCTCTGCCTACATACCATTTGCCCGGCTTGTATTCCGCTGTCTCTATCATGATTGCGCCGTAACGTAGCGGGATGCCTTCTTTAACCGGCACATTGGGATTGAGGCATAACCCGATTCGGTTGAACTTGAACTCCTTCATATTTACTTGATGTGTAGGATTGATATTGGTTTTTCTTTGAGAGGTATGAATGCGGCAAACCGCCGCATCCATAACTCGTGTTTATACTCGCTAATCAGTTCATCATGGATCTGAGCGGGAGGGATACCGTACATAAAGCCGATCTCAACGCGCTCCCGTTCTCGCTCTGCGGCTTGCTTACGAGCCAGTTCCTTCAGGATCTCCACTGCCGGGAGATTAGGCGATTCCATGGTCAGGGGATTTCCAGTTCCTTGTATCGAGTTATTGATTCAGCCGATATGTCGTAGGTCAGGCGATGTCTTCCGGCTTTCCGAATCTTAACGTCGGTGATCAGACATGGAGCGCTAAGACTGACGCGGTACTGAGCACGAACGACCATCCCGATAATTATGGGCCTTTCGTATCGGTTGAACCATTTCTTAACGAGACGCCACTTAACGCGTTTCTTGGGCGAAATGTGGCGAGGACGGCACAGCGGATGTAGCCAGTTCTGAAACTGCTTGGCCTGTTTCTTATCCATCTTGAGGCTTGCGGATGTGGAGAAGGACAGCGATTTCATGACATACCTCCTTCCTCGTCACCTGCAATCATTGCATATATCGTGGCGGTGTATTTCCTCCCTCCGAATTGATTGGCTTCTACGCCAATCTTGAATGCTCCATGCATATCAAGAGAATCGGCCATCTTACTCTTCAATACATTGGCAATGATAAACCCAGGTAAGGATGGCATTGTATCCTCGCACGAAACCTGAATTTTTCTGACTCTGTTGACAGTAACCTGAACCGGCGGCATCTTGAATTCCGGATCGAGGCGTTGCGCCCATCCTCGGAACAGTCGCGCGAGACCAAATTTTAACTTCTTCATTTGTCTCCTCCTTCCTCTGAACTATTAGCTTGACGATAAACGGTGATGTAAGGCATTTCACTCGGCAGTACAGACCAGACGTCGCGAGGCAAAGTGAATGTGAGTAGATTTGCCGCTATCCCGAGGCATATAAGCCTATCGCATTGCGAGTGGTCACCGGTCCACAAGGTGCCGTGCTTGTCAGCACACATATTCAGGAATGTCCATCCTCCGCCCGCGCCCGCAAAGAAATTATCGTCAAGGCATTCCAACATAGAGCGGATTTTGCCATGGTTCTCGTTGATTTTAGCAGGATTGAAGCAGGCTTTAATCTTCACGCCTTCGACAACCGTCATTTCTTCATGTTTGTTGGCGAGGCATTCAAGGAATACATTGTCGACATTCTGAGATGTTAGTTTGAATTGCTCACTCATGATTCAGATGATATTGTGTTGTAGGTCGTGTGCCTCGATGGAGGTGTTGCGGAGATATGGCATCAGCTTGTTATCGAGGTACTCGGTAAGCTCTGCCTTAGAGGGAGCCATGTATGCCAGCAGGGAGCCGACCATGTCGGACAACACCTGTACGCATTCATCTGTGTTGCATCCGGAATGTTCTACCTTGCGGGCGATGGTATGAGCCAGCACCTTCTGACCGGATGTGTAATTCTCGTAATTCATATATTTGGATATTGACAGAGGTTGTACTTTACGATTGGCGGGATGCGACAGAGAATGCAAGCCAGACGGTCATCTTTGTTGACGAATCTCGGGTCGATGGCCCATGTGAAATCAGCCGAGATGAAGCGCATGGATTGCTTTGAGTATGCCGTGGTGCATACCTCGCGGTATAGTTTGCGCTTTGGATATTCGGCTGAAGGATTGTCTGCGTACACTCCTGTGGAGATGTAGACGTCGGCATCCGTGTTCTCCAGATCCAGCTCGACAGTGAGCAGAACGTCGAAGGAGACGAGACCATTGAGGCGGTGCGCCCATTCGCGTGCGCGGCCGATGAAGAAGCAGAATCCTTTGGAGACTGAGCCTCCCTTGCCGCCTTGGTAATGGTCTATGTCGTTGTGCAGCACTTCGCCGGACTGATACATGATGTATTCCTCGCGGCTCATGAAGCGGTGCAGAATGAGTTTGTCTTTAGCCATGGTAGATTATTTTTTTTGTTTACATGCGACGAGTGTTGCCGTGGGAGCGGGGCCGTCGTTAGGATCCGGCGCGAGTTCCTCATATTCGACATCCTCGATTAGATTGAGATTGATTGTGGTGACAGTCACATAAGGCTTGCAAGCACGGTCCAACATGATGTCCAGAACACGACGGTCCAATTTGAGAGAGTAGTTGCCAACTTCGCTGTAGTCCATCATAGCCCGATTCCTTTCCGGATTTTGCGTTGGAGGACGAGCGTGGCGGCAGATATGACTATCAGAGCCGCAACGAAGATTGAGGCGATGAGCAGAGCTCCGCCCCAGAGAGGCGCGGAGACGAGCCACCATGACCAGTCGATGACGTGGCAGAGTCGCAGGACTGCGAACGTGACGAAGGTGACGGGAGCGGCCAGAGCGATAATGGCCATTGCGGATGTAACCGCAGAGATGGTTTTATTCTTCATCTTTCAGAGGTTTAGTATGGTTTGTACTTTGTTGAATTTATCCTTGAATGTCTTGGAGACCTGCAGGAGATCCTCGCCAGCATGGCGCGACTTGCAGACGGTGGAGCGTTTACGGTTGAGCATCGATGCAATCTTGGTGTCTACGAGTCCGAGACGGTTGAGGACGATTGCAGAGAGCATCCGGGCCTCGACAACGGGCCACAGACGGGAATCGGAGAGGAGACGAGCGCGGCTGACGCGCGTGACCTTGGTAACGGCATCGAAAACGGTGTCGGACGAACCGACGCCCTTGATGATGATTGTCTTGTTATCCATCTGTTTTTTGTTAGAATGGGTCTTCTTCTGTGTTCTGCGGGATTATTCCGGAAGCGTATATCGAGACTGTGAAATACTCCTTGCTGTTGGATTTGTCGTCGCCACCAAGGTACGACTCATCCTCATGCTTAGGTTTCCAGTCGGAGTAGTAGATCTTGCCGCCGTTGGGTTTGTCGATGGGTTTGTCCCGGTTGAAGTCATAGCCCTTGTACTTACAGAAATCCTTGATTTTGTTCTTGAAGTTGGAACTTGTCACTCCATGACCCTGAGGGCCACCGGCATATTCAAGGAAATTCTTGAACATGTCGAGGCGATAGACCCGCTGATTGATATTCGGTCCGGTAGGATCGAAATATTCCTCAGCCCACTGCAGCAGCACTTCGGACATCGACTGCCGCAGTGTTCGCAGTTCGATATTCTTCATTGGCGGCGGCACAACGCCCTCGCCTTTCTTGTTCCACGCGAGTTCAAACGAGCGGAGATAGTACATGACGCACTCCGCCATGAGGTTGTCAAAGAGCTGCCACTGGTAATCGTCCCAGTCGAAGAAAAACTGGTGGCCGAAGTCATCGACAATGGTGTGGTCCTGATTATACCAGGATGAAAACTCCATGTAGGCGATGCGTCGCTTTACGGATCCCTGGTCGGCGTCCTTGATGGCGTGGTTGGTGGTAAGCAGGATTTTCGGGGAATCCTCGGCCTTGATGGTGAATCGGGTCTTGCCCTTGGGATTCACGGGAAGGTCGCCGGTGACCCAGTTGAAGATTGACTTGAAATTGAAATTTGTCCGGACGTCATCGATGAAGATGTTTCGGGTGGCCTTTGTAACGCCATCGAGGGCGAAGTCATCTGAGGGGTTGAAGGTCTTGCCGTCAAACCCCGCCTGTGCGAGGACGTGACTGAGGGCGTTGCCAAGGACTGACTTACCGGCTCCGCCCCAAGCCTGTCCCACCTCGGAAATGCGATGATCCTGGATCACGACCGCCTTGCGGTCAGACGGATATTTCCAGTCTGTGAGGAGATATCCGATTGCGGTGATCTTGTTGACGATATGCTGGTCCCACTCGTAGCGTTCATCCATGGTGACCTCGCGGGGCGAGTCCGGAGAAAAGTAGTTGTTTGACGTGTTGATCAGGTACTGGACGAACTCGCATTTCAGGCCCTCGGGAGTGAAGCGGATGGCGAAGTAGTCGCCAGTGGTGTCGATGAACTCAATGATCTTGACGCGCTTGAAATTGCGCGGCACGATACGGCTGCGCCACACGTTGGAGATGGGTTGCTCCGGCGTGATGGCGCGTGAGGTAATCTCCACCTGGCCGTTGTTGTAGTATGTGCGCTGGACGTCTGGCTCGAAATTGTTGAAATTGTCCTTGCGGAGGTCAAGGTTCTCAAGTTTCTTGTCAGCGAGGATGTCCACGAGCTTCTCTCTGAAATATTCGTGCACCAGCGGATTCTTGCAGTTGGTGAGGATGTATGACCTTATGAAATCGCGCACCTCATAAGGTGCCGATCGATCGATGATGCCGTCATCGATGCGAATGAATTCATACCCGGACGCTCCTTCCTCAGTGTTTGCCAGACGGAAGAACCCGGAATCCGTGAGGAACCGGAATGTCTCGGAGTAGTTAAGTTTTACCTTGTCGTTGTCCTTGGAATCCTTGACGATTGAAAATATGTCGACTTCGGACGAATAGCTGCCGTTGCGGACGAGTTTGTCATCCTCGACCTTATAGCGGATTGAGCCGAGCTTAAAAGTGGGGATCGAGGCAAGCCGGTCCTTGTGGATTTCAAAGAACGCCTGCCAGTCGTTGAGGCTCCAGAAGTCGCGGATCTTCAACTCCGTCATCGTTGTGATCCTGTGGATATCGAGCCATTTCCCCTTGCCGTCGTGGGAATTCATGGCGAAGGTGATATCCTTCATCAGTTCGTCTTCCTGACCCTTCAGCGAACCGACAAGGAGATCGTCGACACCTTTGTCGTCGTTCTCGTTCTCGTTGACATGCCCCCACCATGTATCGACATCGATCTGCAAATTCTTGAACGTGCAGATATATTGCTGGAACTTTATGACCGCACGGGCAAAAGTGTTTGGGCGCATGTCGGCACGCTCGCCGACACGTAGGTTACGTGACAGGTCGTTCCAGTCGGAATCCATTATGAGGACGATGTTGCGTACACCGCAGCGTTTCACAAAATCCTGAATAGCCTGAATCAGGCCGTTCTCCTTGTTTCCGATGTTTGAAATGCCCTGCAAGCCCAGGGACAGCATCCCGTGCTTGCAAGCCTTTTCGGCTTTCTTCTCGCCTTCCTGCAAAAACAGGGTCTCGACATGCGTCTTGTTCTTAAACAGCTTACGCATGATTTCAGGGACGTAGACGGGAGAGGAAGAGCCAGCCGGGGACATGTATTTCGTAGGATCTCCGTTCTCGTCCGTATGAAGGTCAGGATTCGACCAACGGATGCGGACGTAGTTGCGCAACGTTCGGGAGCCTTTTACTGTGTACTGGACCGGATTGCCGTAGAGGTCATAGTAATAGATCAGCATGTCATCACCCTGGCGGACAGGCTGACCGTTCTTAATGGTGCCTGGCTGGAACGGACACATGGTCAGTTCCTGACCTTTCTCCAGGACTGTAGCCATCACGTCCTCGACGGTGATTCCGGAACCTTCGAGCTGCTGATGGGTGAAGGTCTTCTGAACCTTGGACTTTTCTTCCTTTATCTTCTCCTTGCGGATTGTCTCCTCGGGAGTGATAGGGATTCCCGCCATCTGCGCGACACCCTCGATGCACTGCACATAGTCGCGCTTGATATCCAGGCCCTGCAAATATGCGTACGCCTCAAGAGGTCCGGAGAATCCCTCTTTGCATACCCAGCACCTCGCATAGTTAAATTTACCGTTGTGCAGGACGGTGAATTTATTCTTGGCGCCGCAGAACGGGCAGTCCATTTCTGTCTTGGCCTTGCGCTCGTTCGCGCCGCGCACAAAAAGCCGGATATCCGCCTTTTTGACGTTGTCGACTTCAAATTGGCTATATTTGGTCATGAGAAGAGGTTGTTGTCGGCGGCGTATCTGATAAACTCGGCTTTGGAGTGGATGTCAAGCCGGGCGTAAGCATTGCGAACGTGGGTGTGAATGGTATGAGGCGAGAGCCGCAGGCGGTCGCCGATAGCGCCCTCCGTGAGTCCCTCGTAGACCAGACGGAGAACCTGCAGCTCCGCAGGGCTCAACTGATGGTTGAACTCCGGATGACAAACAATCTGGTCGAGAGGACATTCGCCTCGCAGCGGACAGGGCACATACTCAAAATTGCAGCGCATTGAAGGAGTGATATCCGGGATATCGTCGAGACCGCCGAAATTACAGCGCACGAACCTGCATACAATGCGGTAGCGGAAGTATGGCTGATTCAGCGAGCTTTGTTTATATTCTTCGCACAGCGCGGCATAGGCCTTGGTGTAGAAAGTGGCCAGATAGTCGCACATTGCACTGATCAGGTCGTAGTCGGTGAGCGTCAACGTGCGAACGGAGCCGTCGGCGGTACGTACCATCACATCACTGCCGTAGGTGAAGAATTCAGCGTTTGTTAATAACCTGTTCATGGTAATATAATCAATTTGTTACATCGGCCATAAGGTCGACACCTACGATTTTACTAATTTCGCGCAGGAAAACCGGGTGTAGAGGCGTCAATCCTCTGCGCCAGTTAGACAATATGGCGCGCGATATTTTCATCTCGCTACGTATATCCCGCGACTTCGCGATCCGGATATTGTTGGGAAGCGAGGTGAGGTAGCGGTCAAGGCTCTGATTTGTGGTCATAAATTTGCTTGTTTGCCAATAATGTTATAACTTTATGACAGCAAAGTAACATAAAATAATTAATATATTATCTATTTATGACATAATATCTCATA